ATTTATATCTAGACCAACGCTGTTTTTAATGACGTAGATCCTACTTACATAGTTAACTGCAGAGTTACCCCTGATCTGTACCGTAGGGTTAGCCCCTGGGGATGAGCCCGGCCAAGTGAACTCTATATATGCAGACCTTCCCTTAGTATTGTCTTGATAAGCATCGGCCCCTTCGCTGACAGTGAAGGTTGCAGTCCTTGTTCCGGGAACCCAGTTACTAACATCTCCGCCTGCAGTATTCGATATATCAACCGAAGCTGAATAACCAATCGACTGTTCTACCTTCTCCCAATTTTTATTGGTGGAAGTTCCCCAGCTACCTGCTTCGTCGCCAGTAGCAATAAGTTTGATTTGGTAATTACTAGAATAGGAAGCCATTACTGAACCTGCTGATTAGTGGGAACTAAAATGGGACGAGGTCTGAAGTCATCTCCATTATCGCCCTTGTCGATTAAGTTTTTGATTAGCATGATCCCTTCCATGAACTGCTTCTCGTAATATTGAATAAGATCCTGAGATCCCTTCATATATATGTAGGCGTTCAGAAGAGATCCATAAAGAAGTACGTCGGGGAACACGGTAGACAGCCACGTTGCTGTTCCTGCATTAACAAGTGAATCGCTAGATGTCTTTCCGTAATAAGTGACAGTCATCTGATGGAGTGATGCTGAAGGGATGGGGCCTAGCCTTATATTCAAAGAAGGCTCAAGGCCAGATATGGATGCATCACTGATGGCGTAATACTTAGGCACTCCAGTAGATGGAGCGGATGAGGATCCGCTGTATGCCTCCAGTAAGAAATCATAATCTTTCTTTAGAAGATATCTTACTGGTCCGTACTCAACTCCGGGGTCTGCCTGAGCAACAACAACATTCTCTGTGATCCTCACAGACAACACGTTGATGACACCCTGAGCTAGGGCGTATTCAGATTGATTAGCCGTCGTCAATACAGAAGCTTGGCTCTTCCACTGGGAAGGAAGATCTACCGCAGCAAAGATCCTATCCTCCGCTCCAATAATGAAGTTAGGGATATTGGCTACAAAACTAGTCTCTGCATTTTGGCAGTAGTCTTGTATGGCCGTACTCATCTCTGCATAAGTGCGTAGAGCCATTACTTCTTAGATCCGCCGACCGTGTAATGACTAGTGCCGCGAGTTGCAGCGCCAGTTCCTCTGGTCTTTGTCTGATGGGGGCGACCACCAGATTTGCTGACAAGTCCACCAACTTGATAACGCTGCATCTTCTCGACCTTCTGGCCGGTCTTAGCGGCGTAAGCCTCGGCCTCCTTCAGCCCATCGGGCGTGTAAGCAAAATGCTTCTTTCCTACTTTCGGCATTTTAATCTCCTAAAGATCTGGGTTATGGAACGCAACCACTTCTATGTAGTGGATGTCGATATCACCAGCGTCGTAGTCCGGGCTCAGGCCTGCTTCGTTTCTAGGATCAAAGTAGTCAATCCTTATGATAGGTATTGTGCCGGTCCAATCCGAGTTGCTACTCATATCGAAGACAACCTTGAATCTGCTTGCCATACCTTTGTTGGCCTGCTCAAATCCATCTGAAGCCTGAGTGTTAGTAAACACTGGAGAGAAGTAAGCTCTCTGCTGTCCTGAAAGTGAACTGGGATACGGAGCCGGATACCAATATAGTTCACCTTGAAAATCTTGAATGTATCTGTCGTCCGTCTCGAAATCTGGGAATCTGTTAACTGTAAACTCAGTAACAACATACTTGTACACAGAGCTATCTATATTGACGTAATCCTCAGTGAACCCTAGATAAGTGCCCAGCCCCTGCCAGATGTACGGATCACCGGGGTTTGAAGAAGCTGGATCTGAAACAAGATTCATAGATGAATTAGATTCATTCCAAGTCAAGATACCGTTGCTCGCAAACCATCCATTAACCCTGTTGTATGGAGTAGTGTCAACAACGGCAGATTCAAAAGTAGATCTGTAAGCAGCCGGAAGATCTCGACCCGCCGTAGCTCCGACAGGTCTTGGGTTCATCAGTGCTTGCGGGTCATCGAAGTGATGACGACCCAACTGGTTCTGGGGATGGTCAGGGCTCCAGCATTCATCACATGCCATGATCCCTGTCTTTTCCATATTGCTTACAACGGCCCTTAGATCATGCAGCTTATATCTAAAGCCGCAGATATCACAGAATCCAAACGCATGCTTGCCTGATGCGTAAGGCCTAGCCATCAGTAACCCATCACATTAGGAACGAAGCGAGCAGAAGTTTTAACTCTGTCCTCTTCAGCCGCCTGATCAAACAATTCCTCGTAAGCAGCCTTAAGTAATTGAACACGAGCAGCAGCCTCGGGATGTTTCATCGCGACATAATACGCAAGACCCGCGACCAAACACGGTATAAAGCGATCAGGAACATCCACTGTATTTGACGCAGACGATCCTGCATCAGCTATTCTCCTGATCCTGTAATAGTAAATCTTGTAAGTGGAATCTCTATCCGGCACAGGCCAGAGAGTGATGGTCGAAAGCTTGTCTGCCCCAGTAGACGGGTTGTGATCCTTAATGCCCACCCTGTTGTACATATACTGAAGAGGCTGACCCTGAGAAAGCTTGTTTGGAATGTTCGAGTAGGTAGGCTCAGAGATACGACTTAGATGGAAGTCTGTCTGCTTGTCAGTGACTGCGTCGTCCGTTCTTAGCATCAAGTCCAGAATGGAAATTGTGTCTATATCAATGTTGTAAGTTGCAGTGCCTTTAGTTAGCTGGATAGGAGTTGCGAACAACTCAACAGTCCAAAGGTTGATTCCTCTATTCTGCCATTCGAGAAGAAGATAATTGAGGCTTCTTCTGGCAGTCCTGAGGTCATACCCACTACGAAGCTCAAGTCCGGCTCTTTCGTAAGCCTCCTCTATGATCTCAGAAAGATCAGGATTGAATTCGTAGGTTCCACTAGTCGCCACGGATAACCTCCAGAACTTCTTTATTGAAATCGTCCTGCTCTCTCTTGATATGCCTTATGTCAACCTTGAGGTCATTCAGTATTTCTTTGTTGTGCCTTACTTCAGTTTCTATTCTTTCTATTTTAATTTTTACATCAGAAACTTCAGACTGCTCAGCAAGAGAGCTGTGCCCATTAGCGTTAGTGTGTGAGAGTTGCATAGTAAAAAGGCCACCGACGGCGGAAGCTACAATGCCGAGGGAGGCCCAGAAAGTTGTTGCAGTTATTTCTGAGTTTATAAGTGACATTGGTTAGAAACAGGCTGTTGCCGGGTCGTGCATTCGCTTAGCCGTAGTTGTCGAGTCGCAATAGCAAAAGTATTCACTTGTGCTGTTGTAAAAGGTGTATGCTTCGGGGGCGTTGGCACAGACGTTTGTAGTCTCATGCTTTCCTGTGAGCATGACTGCCGCCAGCGCGCCGTTGTTGTAGTCGCCCGATCTAGGTTCTACGTTAATTTTATACCTAAGCACTTCGGAAGTAGTGCTGGCGTCAACGTAAATGTGATTTCCATTTGTCTCCGTTCCGCCTAAAACCAAATGCCCGTTATTGTAGTTTCCTCCAGCCATAGTGATATTGTTGAATCTTCCGGGGTTAAGAACGCAGATAGGGCCTCCACAGGTATAAGAATCAACGTACAAAGCAGAACCCGCCGATCCATAACCTAGCTGGTTGATTATTTCAATATTCCTCCTAATTCCATTGCCGTTATTCGATCCCGCGCCAGTAGCAGTGGGAGTTTGAAACAAAATTCCCGTAGAGGTATTATAGGTATTATTCGTACCTCCATAATCAAATTTTAGTTCAATCAACTTCTCTCGGTGAGTTCCCCTATTAGATACTCTACCGTTAGAAGTCTGCGACTGGACAACTAATGCCGCCACGTTGTCTCGGCTGTTTGCCACATTAAGAGAGCCAGCCAAGTTTCCATCAAACCCCATTCCTACAAAAGAAAACGTATCCCCAGAAGAAGGGTCGTCGTAGGACGACATACGCAAGGGATAATAATTATCTCTAGGAGAAACTCTCCATCCCCAGAATGCGTTGTGTTTATTTGTGAAGTATTCAAACTGTCTTGTTCTGAATATGTTGTCTGTGTCCCGATCGTCTACGTTAGCTACAGTAAAATCAGCAGTTTGCCCACCGTCTCCGGCGGCTTCAGTAACAGTTACCGTAGTTGCGCCCACTAGAGTTCCGAAGCTGTGTCTCCATTCAAGTGTATTCGTGCCGGAGTCCCAGCTAACAACGTAGCCTTCTGCATTAGGGGTTCCGTTGTTGAATGTGACAATAGTACCCACGGTAGGGTTAAATCCAGCAGCTACAGAATCCATTACCACTCTATTTTGAGACGGGTATATATCAATATTATGTTCCATCCAAGTCTCATCGCCAGTTTGGGCTGTTGCTCTATACGCAGTTTCCCAAGAGGAATCAAACGCATGTTCATACTGATTAAGAGAACCAGCAGAGTTGATTCCAACTTTGTTATAAAACTCTCCAATCATATTATCGGGCTCACCCTCAGGTAAAGCTACAAATGTGCCTCCTCCCGGTGAGGCATTATCCGGCCCGTAAGCAACCCCATATCCTGCCTTGGCTACTGCTGGATCAGTTAAATTCATAATCACACCGTCAAGCTGATCTCCATTTAGGGGGGTTGGATTTGGCTGCGTATAGTCAACAGCACCTCCAGCATCACTGATCTGATCCCAGCTTCCCTTGATCGTAAGACGACCAGTACCAGCAGAAATAATGTCGATAACAATGTATCTCTTCTTAGACTTAAATGACTCGACAGTCAGGTCAGTAGTTTGAAGAGTACTAACGGAAACGCACTGCGTAGCCCCACTAAGCGGGGAAACTCCACCACCATTCTGCGTGTCGCATACATACAGGCCAGCATTAAAACCGCCAGCGCCATTAGACCAATCCAGCGAGAACAGAGGATATGAAAACCCAAGGTTGTAGATGCCAGCGGTGTTTCCAGTATTGAAGTCCACGGTCATCATGCCAAAGTCAACAGCAGTGTCGCCGTCCCTAGCCTGCCTTTGCACATTAGGCGGCCCAGCACTCGACGGAATTGCAAATGCGATCACCGCGAAGAGCGATATGAAAAGATTCTTAATCATTGAAAACATCTCCATAATTCGTATAAACCTATCCCTGCCAGCCAGAAAGCCATATCTCTTCTAGTGTCAGCGACTCGTTCAACGGGCCATTGTAGCCAGAACTCTCTAGCGTACAAAGACACCATTGAGACATAAGATCCCGCGATAGCACAAATGCCGAGGCCGCAGATCAGATGCAATGTCTGATCTACGGCCTCTCTTTTCTGGGGACTAAGGTTCTTGTACCAGAGGGGGTCTTTCATTGTCTAATTATCTGGACTTCTTTCCGTCTACTAAATACTGTGAATTAATATAAGGCTTGTCTTGATATGCAGGATACCTGTTGACAGCAAGTGCAACGTAATCAATAAGGCACGAACCTGTATCTTCAGTAATCGAAGCGCCAGCACTGTGTGAAACCGCAGTTGATCCCAACTGCGCTCTACTGACAATGACTCTGTGAGTAGAACCTACCCTGTTGGCTGGATCATTAGTGAGAACTTTAAAGAACTCACTTCCTATCTTGAAGAACATTCCGGGATTAAGACCAGATCCATTATTAATTTCTGTTCCGGGAATGTCGATTCGGATATCAGTTGCAGCAGCAGTAATATCAGCCTGAAGGGTTAATCCTGTTCTGTTTGAAACCTTCTTATAACTAGTAACGCTAGAGTAATATTGGTTTCCAAAAACTGGATTACTTTCAGAAGCAACAGTTGTGTGAACAAGATTTCTATTTATAAAATACCTGACAACAACTTGGTAACCCGTATTTGCCTCCTTAGTTCTCGAAGCCATATGACTAATGTGCAAACCAAGTGTCGGGGTACTAAATGAATCTACTGGCCCATCATTTCCATCCGCGCCAGCAGTACTAGACAGGTATATTGGAATCACATTAGGCATATCGAAGCTAGTGACTTTTGATTCTGTTTGAGCCGATGACGAAACACACTCTACCTTTCCAGTCCCATCAGATGCTACAAGTCTGAATCCAACCCTGTAATCATCTGCGGTAGGATCGAATGGATTAAGAACCCTACTTGAGACAACTAAACCTGTAAACAAATCACAATTTTTCGGATTATTTACTCCTAGTCTGGCTTCATAGAAAACGGATTGCCCCCGAATAAAAGGTTGCGCTTGAATAAAAGAATACAAAGTTCCGCCACTGTTTGAAGTAAGCGGATCTACAGCCTCACTAGATATTGCACAAAATCCGTGCGCAATATTGTCATAAGGGGCACCAACATCAGGTCTAACATCATAAATAGATAAAGTGCCATTGCTTATGGCATCAAAAGTCCAATAATTCGTGGTGTCTACAGCCTTCCCATCAAAGTCATCCATGAACTGAAAGTAGTCAGGATTGAATGAAGTGGGAAAGCCTTCAAGCGGAGGATAATCACTTGAGTAAAGAGTAGGCCCAGAGAATCTAGTTGCTTTCATTTTCTTACACCTTCCCTTTAACGAGTGCCCGGAGTTCCATCATCATACACAAAGTACGTCAGAATACCGACAACGTCGCCGGTCGGAGGACTAACTCCGTTATTCGTAAGAATCTGCGTATCCTCAGGAAGTCCGTTCGCAAGATAACCTGCGGTTTGTACCAAGGCTCCATTGGGTCCAACGGCTATTCCTGCACTCCCAAGAGCTATGGCTAGGTTTACTACAGTAAAATAACCTATAGCAGTATCAGCATTACCAATCTGGATACTCCTCCCAGCATCAACCGCGCTCAATCTCTGAAAGCTGACAATTACAGATCCTTTAGGAAGAACAACATTCTCGCCTGAGTCGGGATCACCACCGATCTTTAAGGGAACATTTGCTCCGGCTTTAGTAGATACCAAGACCGACATGAGCATACCGCCAGTAGAGACACCATCATC